CGTTTACTATAGGGATTGAACAAAGCAAAAATTCTTACATTGCTAAGGTTGTTAAAAGAAAAGAAGATATCTTAATGAAACCATGGGCTCTTAATCTCAGAATGTGTGATACACTCTTACAACAAATGCAATACAAAGGCTTCTTCTCAAGCGAAGAGATCAAAGTTAAAGGAGAAACTGAACCTTACTTAATTGATATTTGCATGAGGCTCGCCCTACCTTTAGGAACAGCCTATCTGAAATTCTATTCTAATATCTACCAAGCCATCCGAAACAATATCCCACTTGTCCCTAAAGCTGAATACGTCTATGTCATACCAATATCCTTACCATTAGCCGAACAAACATTTGTGCCAATTACTTTTAAAGACAAATACATCTTCGAACACTTTATCGCTTTACAAACTTACTACAAACCTAAGACACAAAGAGACCTCACATTCTATGCCATCAAAGGTTATCCTACCGTAGGATGCATTGTGCTATATTCAAATTATTTAGTAGACTACGAAGAACTTGAAAAACAGGTCAAAAATATTGAAGAAACAATTATAGCCCCAGATATGAAAATTGGATACGAGACTCTAAAAGAAAACCACAAAAACTTTCAAAAAATGTTTGAAATTCTTGATTTAAAATGATTATCATAGCACCGTTAAAAGAAGCGACTAACTTAATCAATGGAGCGTATAGTGGATATATTAATAAAGTCCTTCCTACACAAGTCTATAAGTATGGATATTTAATTTACAACATCAATGGGTCGGCAACTATAACAATTAAGGTATCAACTGACAATGTGAATTGGTTACAAGTTTATTCTCAAACGCTTAATAATGTATCGGGTAGTCAAGTAATAGAATTAATTGGTTTATTTGTTAAAATAGAAATCAATGCAACTGTTAATGCAGGAAGTTTTGTGTCATTTGTGAGATCGTCGGGCTAAAATGTTACAATTAGCGCTTTCACCACTTCAAGAAAAAAATTGGGATTTATTTTTCAATTCGGATTATCGATGGATTGTATCGGTTGGTGGTAAGGGTTCTGGTAAGACACAGCTTGCTATTTTTATTTTGTATGAATTATTGACTAATGAAAAGTATCGTGGTTCTCGTATTCTTATTGCTCGTGAAAGCTTAAGAGATTTGAGAAATACTTTAGTTGCGGGGCTTGAACGATTATTAGCAGAAAATCCATATCTTAAGTCTCTTATCACAACGAATCTAAATTTGCAAGTAATAAGAAATGAAGCGACCGATGTAGAAATCTATTATTTGTCTCTTAATGATAAAAATGCTCAATATAAGTCTGTGTTATCTTATGAATTCAATGTAATAATTATTGATGAGGTTGACAGGATAAGTAGGGAAGCGTTTGTTGAAGTGAGTGAGCGTTATAGGTTAGTGCATGATTTTTCAAAAGGTATGTTGATACTTAATCCTTGTTCGCAGGAGCACTGGTTGTATAAAGAATTTGCTGAGAAGTCTCGTGATGATACTTCTATTATTCGGTCATCTACATATGATAATTATTTGATAACTCGGGTAAGTAAGAAAGAATGGGAAGAGATGATACCGTATAGTTATGGTGGNGGNGAGTATTATGTAANTAATAATATTAGGTATGAGAAACTTTATGAAATAGGGGATGTAGTGATTGCTAANCGGTTTAATGTGTCTCATTCATTCATAACTGAGATGGAGATGAAGCCGTTAGGTTATAGGAAAATTATGCTTGATGGTGAGTGGGGTGCATTTGATTATGGTGGTGGATTATTTGATGATGTATTTGATGAGCAAAACATTATTACGATTGATAATCGATTGATTGATATAACATTTGATTATACACTTTATTGTGGGGTTGATTTTGGGATTAGGCATTCGGCATATGCATTGGTAGGAGTTGATTATTTAGGTAGGATTGTAATTTTAGACGATTATATTTCGGATAACCAACCGTTGAAGGTATTTATTGAGTATATGTTAGAGCGGTTTAAAAAGAAGTTTAATATTAAACGACCACAGTTGATAACTTATATAGGGGATATTGCAGGGAAAAACAGAGAGATATATGATGGATATGATTTATTTACTAAGTTAAGAAAAGATTATGGGCTTAGTTTTCGTGGAAATCGTGTAAGAATAGTTGAGAGTATAGCTATGATAAAAGACTTATTAGAGAAGAAGAAGTTATTAGTTAATGATCAAGCTCATAGGTCATTAGAGGGATTTTTAGGGAAGTTTCAAGCTGATCATCATGGTAATTATAAAAAGGATGGGTTTTATGAACATTTGCTTGATGCAATAAGATATGTTATAGTAGAAATATACAAACAAAGCAAGCCACAAAAGAGTAGATATTTGAAGACACCAACTTATGCATTCCCTACCAGTTATATTTAGATTGAGTTTACCGAAGAATAAAATGTTTCGTATTGAGAAAGATATAAATAATTTTTTGAAGAAGTTTGTTTTTATTAAAGCATTCAAATTATATTGTCCTGTGATAAGGGGATTACCTGATTTTTTAGTTATTAAAGCAAAGTATGATTTGCCAAGTGGATTTTATGAAGTAAAAAATTGGAATAATCAATTAAGCGAGTATCAAATCAATATGTTAAATGTGTTAAGTATGGCTTTTCATTGTGTAGTAGTGCAGTATAATAGAAAAGAGCATTGTTTATATTTTTATGAGTGGAAAGCTCTTGACAAAGAAAATGAATTGATGTATAATATAGTTAAGGAGGAGAGAGATGGATCTGACCAAACTTTTTGAGTGGTTAAAAGAACCAGTTAAACTTGACAATCAAGAAGCAAATGAAGTGCAAGAACAAACAGAAGCACCAATACAAGAACAAGAGGAGCAACAATTACAACAGCAACCAGAACAACAAATACAAAATCAATCAGAACAAAAATTTACACAAGCAAATAAATCACCATTTCCGGGGGCAGAATATTTGACTAATGCAGATTTACATGATGTAGCTGTTGGAAGGCAAAGGTTCGTAGCTAAATATGCTAATTTTGAGAATTTAAATAGTTTACTACAGACAATTGAACCGATTGCTTATCGGCAATATTTATTAGATATTCAAGCAGGAAGGAGACAAGGAGACTATTATACATATCTTGAAAAGGCAAAAGATTTAACACTTGAAGCAACAAAAACATTAGCAGACCAATTAAGAAGACTACAACAGTATAATCCATACTACATACCTAACAAACAACAAGGCAAGCGACCTTATACAGTAAGAGATTTGATGAGGGATTACAAGAAAGCATTACCACATATAACGACAAAGTATCACATGATTTACCACATGGATGACCAGACCGTTGATCGGGGTAGATTAGATTTATCTACTCCAAGCGGTCTACCAATAGAAAAACAATAATAAGGAGGGATGAACCATGGCTGATTTCTTTTGGGGAGATTTAGGAACTGAAGGTGTTGGTAGTAATATATCGGCAACCAACTTTTATGATACAACAGATGCACGAGCACAAGGAGTTATACGGACTGAATTATCCAAAGATTTATGGAAGATTACTTTTGCTTATTCGAATTTTAGGCGGTATGTTGACAAGATTACTGGATTTTCTGAAAAGATGTCTGATAAATTTATGGTTCCAAAGGATCTATTTAGACCTGAGGATGCATTGTGGAATGAAGTAGGGGAATTTGAGCTTTACCTGATTTTAATCTCAATTTTGGTAGGTTCTTAATTCAAATAGCTGAGAGAGGTAAACAGTTTAGGCATACTGAAAGGGCTGATTTATTTTCATTTGTAGACATTGAGGGGCTTGCAAGAGAGAAGTTTAGTCAAATTGGTGTGGCATCGATTGAAAGAGACTTGTTAATGAATGCGTTTGTTTATTTAGATGTTCTTGGAATTACTCAAGCTGGTGGTGATGTATATCATGAGACAGGCAAAACTTTAGCTACTTCTAAAGACTTTATGAGAGATGTTGATGGAATATTTACTCCGATATCAATTACACAGGTAACTTATGATACGACTCTTCATACTATTGCTGGTAAAACTCCTTCTAATTTAACAATGTCTCATATTCTTAGGTTTGCTCAAATTTTACATGATTTAAATGTTCCTTCTTATACAGGGGATGGTTATGGAACTTATTTAGTAATAATTAACAAGCAAGCGGAGAATAGGTTAATGACTGACCCAGTATTCTTTCAAGCTGTTACTTATTCTGGTGATGTTGAGAAACTTTATAAAGGCTACATTGGTTCCTTCTATGGTCAAGAATTTGTAAGAGATGAAGGTAAGTATATTGACAAGTTTATTTGTGCATTAAACTCTGAATTACAGGGTAAGGCAATTTGTATATTCTTAGGTAAGCAACCAGTTGTTGAAGCTGTGATTAGACCTGAAGCTGTTTATGAAGAAAGACCAATGGACTATGGTCGGTATAAAGGAATGGCTATTAGAACTTATAGAGGAGAGAGCCCAACTTGGTTTAGTGCTGAAGGTCAGCCTGTAGGTGGTATACTTGTAGGTGCTTAATGATTAAACTAATGAGCAAACAATGTGG